CGTATTCGGGCCGAGTGTCTGTAACAAACCAATCAGTTGCTGCTGTTCAAACTCACGAGCAAGCACACCCAGAGTAGCTGTAGGCACAAAATTCATGTCCACAGAGGGGTAACGCTCAGGATCGAACTGCATATAGCGATAAGCAGCCTTCTGAATGAAAGGAATCATGAAATCTTCTTGGAAGTTCGTCAAAGTACGTTTGTACTTCTTGATGATTCCAGCCATCGCCATCGACATACCACCTGCGGTAGCGTCACGGGGCACATTAGAGGGCATCCCTGCGCTGTCAACAGTGCCTGTGGCCTGGAGAAGCATACGCTCAAAGTTCTGAGCCGTCTGAGCAGCGTTACCGTCTGTCTGACCGAACTTGAAGGGATAGAGGATTTCGCTAGGAGAGCCGTTTGTAAGGATTGCCTTACCCGGTTTAATCTCAAACTTAGCTCCACGAGGCAGGCGCGTAGCGTCCATAGCGATCATGGGAGCAGTTGTGAGGGCCAGAGAGTCCAAGTGAGCACGTAACTGTGCATCAATGGCTTTCTGCATGTTGTAGCCCTTCTCTGCGGTTCCGCGACCAAAGAAACGACCAGGGACAGTATCATCCTGGTAAGCCACCACAGGACGATCCTTCATCATATAGGGGTTTTCTTCAGCTTTTAGGAGCAGATTATCGTTAGCGATAACGACAATGGCTTCAACCATGTTACAGTAGTCGTCAGCTTCTGAGCCTTCAGGGAAAAGCTCTTCGTATTCGACCTCTTCACCGTCAGTCAGGTACTCACGAGGCACTAAACCATAGTAAGTAATGAGCTTAACTTTGTCATCCTGATACTGAGACAGCTCTTGAGTAGGCTCTAAGGACTGATCTTCGTATGTAGAACCAATGTCTACCTTCTTGTAGATGCCTTTTTCGATGCCTTCAACGATCTTGTGGATCGAGACATACTTCTCAATGGCAATGCCCATCGCATCTTCGATAGAATCAGCGTTAGGATCAATCAGGAAGTTCTTAGGATTGACAGGTTTGAGCTTAATCGCTACTCGCTCAGCCTCTTCAACACCGATAGCGGCTGCATTAGCAACGCCAGGGATAGGCTGTGTAGCGGGGCGATACTCTTTTTCGGTCTTGACAACGACTTCACCGATGCCTGTGCCGTAGATCTCAGCCATCAGCTCAATCTGATCGACAGCTTTCTTGATTTTGTCCTTCTTGAAGTCTTCCATGAGCTGTGCTCGGAGGGCTTCAATGTCTAAGGAGTTACCGTTTACATCACGAATGTCGTCTTCAATGTCAAAGAAGTCACCTTGACCGAAGATAGCTTCCATGATTTCAGCGTGGCGCGTCTCGATAGCCTGCTGAGTGGCAGGGGAGATGATACGACTACGCTCAGATTCACGGGTTTTGTCTTGAGGATCCCAGATGCCACGGAAGATCCGCTCATATTCCATCCAGAGATCCATGAAGTTAGCGTCACGCCAGTCACGCCAACGATCAGTATGCTGGACAACGAAGTCAAGTAACTCCTTCTCAGCTTCTGTCGGCTCCTCGAATTGGGAGTCTTTATATTCTTCTTCAGCCATGTTATTCCTCTGTAGAGTCCATTAAAGGATCTTCAAACTCTTCAAAATCAAAGCCAGATTCTTTCAAGGCTTGAGCTTGCTTAATTGCAGCCATTTTGACATCATCAATAGGCCCGCCCATCTCTTGAGAGTTACAAGTACGAGTAGGACTACAAGTGATCTCATAAAGATTGCAGTAAGCTACTGGCTTAGACTCAATATCGACAATGGAAGGATCAACCATAGAAGTCTTGAAGTCTTTAGCTTGGCCTTCATCAATACAGTCTTGAATATCGGTAGTCTGGATGTAGTGCTCACAGTTAGCACAGAGTCGTCCTCGTGCGTCACCTTCTGTAACACCCCAACGCTCTGCTTTGTCCTTCCAGAACTCAGCATTAGACTGACGAGGATCAGCAGGCCCAAGACCATGAAGCTTAATTGCCTTCTTATGGTTCTTAATGTTCAGAGCATTGTTTTGTAATGGTAATGGGCAGTAGTCCATATTAGTAGCCTGAAATTGGATCAAGGACTTTGTAGTCGTCCTCGTCGTAGTCTTGTTGATAAGATGTGACAGCAAGTTGATCGACGTAGGACAGAGCATCTACCAAGTCATCGTGAACCCCTGCTGTGGGGAACATTACTAACTGATCTTGGAAGTCATTCCAATCTTCGTCTTCATTGAACTTGATACGACCATGTTCCATAC